GCAGTCGTTTGGTGTTAAAATAAATTGACCCGTAGACTTTTACTATAATTCTGCTATAATATATGTTAAATACCATATATGCAAAATAAAACACGATCAATACTAGAAGAATTAAGCAACGTATCCTTTACTAAAGACAAGGAAAACGTTGTTGAAAGCCGTGCATCTCATATCATAGAGTCAGCTATACGATTAATAACATATATTAGGGAGAACTTTGATCCTGAAACTGCATATAAATTAGAAAAACGATTTCATTCATCTATTAAAAACATGGATGCTAAAAAATTCGCTAGAGGTGTAGCTAGAATTAAAGAAAACAAAGATATTAAAGATAACGTTCTCAAAATTAAAGACGGCGAATACAAAGAGGACTAACCATGTTAATAGAAGATGTCCTATTAGAATTTAAAAGGACTCACTTAGAACATATAGAAGATATTATTATCACAGATGGCTTCGATGGTGGTAAAGCCGTAATAGAATACTTCCGAGGATTATTACTAACACTTAAAGGTTCATCGTCAGAAGCAGTATCAGTGTCAGTAAAATGGGACGGTGCTCCTGCTGTGGTATGTGGTACACATCCTGAAACAGGAAAGTTCTTTGTTGCAACTAAATCGGCATTTGCCAAAAATGCTAAAATAAATTATACTAAAAATAATATTGCAAAAAATCATGGCACAGATGATTTAGGACAAAAACTTTTAAAATGTTTAGTACACTTAAGAAAATTAAACATACAAGGAGTAGTGCAAGGTGACTTATTATTTACTGATGACGATATAAAAAGAAAGAATCTTAATAATGTTCCACACCTTACATTTACACCAAACCAAATAACGTATGCTGTTCCAGAAACTTCAGACGTAGGTAAAAGAATTGATGCCGCTAAAGTAGGAATTATATTTCATACAACATATAATGGCGAAACACTCGCAGATATGACAGCATCAGCAGGTGCAGATGTAGAATCATTTGCACAATCACCTGATGTATTTTTTGATAACGCAACATACAGAGATGTATCGGGCTCTGCTAAATTTACAGATAAAGAAACACAACAGTTTTATAATAGTATTGAAAGATTAGAAAACTTACTTAATAATGTTCCTCGTGACTTATCAAGTATCCTAGGACAAAACAACGACTTTGTTGGTAACTTCCAATTATATATTAATGCAATGGTTAAACAAGGAGAGTTACCTTCTAATGTAAACCAATTCTTACAAGGATTTAAAAAGTTTTATACAGATAGAATGCAACAACAAATTGCTGGATTAAAAGCACAAAAGGCTTTAGCATTAAGACAAGAGAAAATAAAACAGATGCCACAATTTCTTGCAAGAGCTAAAAGACCTTTACAAGCGATGCTAACATTTTATAAAGCAGTACAGCAAATGAAAGTATTTGTTCTTAAAAAAATGAATCAAGCAATGGCTATTGGATCATTCCAACAAACAGATAGCGGATTAGAAGTAACTGATCCGGAAGGATTTGTAGCTGTTGACAAAACTGGTAATGCTGTTAAACTAGTAGATAGACTAGGATTCTCAAGAAGAAACTTGACTGCTATCAAAAAATTCCAAAAATCCAATTAAAGTTTTATTAATTTCTGCACTCAACTTTTCTTTATTAAAAAAAGTATCATAGTTATGTTGTCTTAATGCTTTAGACTGCAAGTAAATATCTTGCCAATCTTTAGAAAGTAGATCTTTACAAAGTTTGTAAATTTTTTCTATCCTTTTATCTTTATCACGTTCTAAATCATATGACTCATCAAAGTATGAACTAAATGTTTTAAAGCCTATCTCTCTTAATTTTTGTAGGTATAAATGATTACCATGAACTACAAATACTTGTTGAGCAATAATAGGTTTCCATATTTTCTCTGTCATGAATACATCTGTATCATTATCATTAGTTTCAGAAACTATTGAACAGACTGTATCAATATATGGTTTTTCATAAATGTCTTGATCCATTCCATACTTAGGATAGTTTTCTGCATCAACCCACGGTAACTCATATTCCTTAGACAATCCTACTGGAGGATTCAATCCTCTAAATGAATATATACTATTTTTTAATACATTTCCTTCTTTCAATTTATTATATAATTTTACTCTGTGTTCTCTTGGCACTTTATTCAAATATAAGAAGTCACGTTTTTTATACCAATAACTTCCAAAATGATCATGTGTAAATTTAAACTTATTGTTTAAATGTTTATCATACATATAGAACCAAAACCAACTAACACCTCCTACCCAATCATAACAGTTAAATCCTTTTATCTCTTTTGGATATGCTGTAGATAAAAAAGGCAAATTGGGATCATTAATATTCTCATAAGATTCCCAAGGTGTTGCTAATATAAATTTAAATCCTTGACTGTGTAATAAATTTACTCTTCTTGTTAATTCTTGTTCATATTCTGTACTACTAGCAAATTTACTATTATCCGCTCTTTTATCAATTATAGCAAACTTTCTATCATATGAATCTAAATCATAATTTTGCAAATCATAATACTGATTTATATATTCAACTGATTGATTTGGTAAAGAATGTGTATCAAGAAACCGCTCATACGTTTGATGAGCACCTGTTCTCATTAGATCTGATATAAAGAAATTACGTTGCATTTAACTATAAATATGAGTATGTTAACACCCTTTTTACAGTATGTATCTGAAGCAAGAATCGTAAGACGTCAAAGCGACCTACAACGATATACATTTCAGGAAATTACCGAACGTATCTATCTTAGTTTTTTAACACTATCACTACTTAAAAACTTTAATCAAACAGCAGGCTTTGTTAAAACATATGCAACTCAAACATTATCATATGGTAACTTTGATCAAGTAAGGGGAAGAGCAAACGATCTTCATAATATGTTAGCCATAGTAGCAGGTGACCCAGCTATTGTTCAAAAACTAGCAAACAAAAATGCCGCGATGGCATTAAGACAAAGACAATCTGTTCCAGTACTAGCAATAAGAAGATACCTAAGAGATTTTAAAAATGACTATTCTTTTTTATCACAACTAGAAACAGCATTATCAGTTAGTAATTCAGATTATAAAAATTTAAGAAGAGCAGTAAGTGACTTTAAAAATTTAGATAGTAAAAGACAAAAAGTTACAACAACAAGACTATTACAGGCATTGAAGGCTAAACTTGCAGGTACAGACTTACAAAAACAAGCATCAATGTTAGCAAACAAACAAAAATTGGAATTAGATAGTGTAGTTGACGCAGAAAGAACTGCACCTGGAAAAGAAATGACTCCAGATGAAATGTCTGCTTATAGATTATTAGTCGGAGCATCTAATGTAAGACGAGCAAAAGTTGCCGCTGATATGATTAAATCAGGAAGGGCCGTTCCTGCACCAATTATGGCCGCATATGCTCCAGTTGTTAAAATGATCGACGATATAGCTAGAGGTGGTTATACTTACGTAAGATTATTACAAACTATTCATGACAGAGCAAAATCCAAAGCCAAAAGATAAAAGTTATAACAACTGTTATAGATGTGGTTGTAAAAAACATTGTGACAAAAATTGTAACAACTGTAATAAATGTGAACACTGCGAATGTCCAAAATGTTTGCAGAAAATTTAGATACTATACAATTAAATATAGTATATGGCAACACCAAATAATTTTAAAGTAACTAACGCAATAGGAAGTACTGACAACTATGCAGGTGCGGAAGTACAATTCTTTCATATAACACTTGTAGAAGCAGATAGCAGTGCATTAGATATACGTACAGAATTAGGTTATGATGAAACTGTACACAATTTAATTAGAACTATTTTACAACGTGGTACAATATTATATCAAAGAATAGATAATGCTTCTAGTGGCAGAATAGATATTACAATGGAAAGATCGGGATGGACTGCGGCAACACTTCAAACAGCAATAAGAGAGATGGGTACTACGGTTGGTGTTAATGATAAAGACGTATCACTATCAGTAGTAGCAGAAACAGAACTTAAACTAGATAATTCATAGTCATAGGCACCTAAAACACACCAAAATAGCAAAAAAAGTAATATAACCATTAAATTTACCAATCTAATTACTAAATAGAAACATACAGTCACCTGAGCGGTGACTAAAGCTATTAAATCAGAGAATATAGGAGGATTTAAAATGGCATACGACAACACACTACCAGCAGGCGGAAGAGCATCATTCAATTCGCAATCAGTTGCAGAATTAGAAGGTGTAGAAATCGCATTTTTAAGTGTCGACTTTGCGGCGGCAGTTAACGGCGAAACAACTCATCCGGATGCTTCGGCAAACACGGCGGCGTTGCATCTTACAAAAGAATGCATACAAAACCAAGGTGTAAACATTTTAGGTGAAGGTTCCCTAGCGGCATCTAACACTGGAAAAGTGTTTATGGTTAGAGCAGACGCTCTAGACACAATAAGTTCAACAACTTCAGTTGCGGCTATCCAAGCGGCAGTTAGAGCCTTGAACGCAATGACACCAGACAAAGTAACAGCAAACATCAGTTCAGCAGTTGTGGCAACTAAAGACTTGTCAGATACTTCTGCAGGTGTTAGTTAATAGATAAGGCATAGGAGGAAACTAAAATGGCTTATAGTCAAACGGCATCAGCAGGTGCAGAAAACAACACTACGTTTCATGCGACATCAAAATATGATGGTCTAGGTAAAGAATTAGAAATCTTTACTGTTGACTTTGTAGATGCCATGAACGGTCAAACGGCAAAAGGTGCTGACCAAAATACTGCAGAAAACTGTATTAGACAATACGGTAACATAGTAGGATCAGGTCCATTACATAATAGTAACACAGAAAAAACTTATATTTCTGAAGGTACTGATATGTACGTTGGAGCTCCAGCAGGTTCAGGTGGAACATTTACATTCACTGAAACTACAGGTGGAAGTTCAACAGCAACTTTACAGGCGGCTCTAGTAGCAACGTCTGGCCAAAACGGATCAATTACAGCGACTAACAAGACGCTTGTAATCGGAACATAAGGATAACGGAGGATAAATCATGGCTTTTGATCAAACAAAACCAGCAGGTGGGCATCAAAATTTTGTTCACGGCACAAACATGGAACTAGAAGGTGTAGCATCTTCTTCTTTCACTGTCGACTTTATCAATGCAATGACGGCTGAAACTGGCTCATTACACACTGGATCTTCAACAGCAGGTCTAGAGGCAGTAAGAGCAGTTATCAACAGTTATGTAAACATCCTTTCCGAAGGACCATTGGTTGAAAGTGATAAACAAAAAACTTACACAGTAAGAACAGATACTCTAGGTACTCTAATAAGTGCAAACACTTTAAGAGATGCCATTAGAGCATTAAACGGTGCAGGTAACGTTACAGCAACAATTAGTTCTGCAACAGTTACAGCAACTAATATCGGTATCTTAACTGCGGCGGCTGTATAATAATACAGACTGACGGTAAGTAAATTACCAAAAAGGGCGGGTCTTTAATTAGGTTCGCCCTTTTTTATTGATTAAATATTCAAAAGAATTTATAATATAGAGATGCCAACTTTACTAGAAATAACAATAAAAACTATACTGGAAGAACCTAATAATATACGAGATAAAACTCCTTATCTATATGATATTCCAGGAACAAACCTATGCTGGTTACATAATTGTGGAGCGGCTAATAAATCTGTAATGAAATGGCTTCATAATGATTATGGCGATATAAGAAGAATGACTAAAGAAGAATTTGAAAAAAACGAAAAAGATGTTTTTGTTCTAGTTGCTGAACCTGAATACAAATGGTGGAATGGTGTTATAGAATGGGGAACATTTTTTGATGACTATGCATGGTTTAATAACAACGAACTTATGAAATTTTGGCCAAACTTTAATAGATTTACATTAGCACAATGGGAACTAATTGAAGCAACTAAAAATATTAAATACTTTATAAAGGTTGACGCAAACCTTGGAGAGAGAATGCAAGACTTTGCTAAAGAACATAATCTAAAAATGTATGGAGACTTTCCTTATATTAGACCACGATGGAGAAAAGTTGATTACATTAAACGTATGGGTGAAGCACTTAAACCTGAACTACAAACTTTAATGAGAAGAAATCCAGAGTTAAGACAAAAGTTAGATGAGTATTTAAAAAAAGACTACGAGTATTACAATAAAGCAAAATAATTATGTATGAATTTAGAGTACACACTTTGGTGGATATAACAGAGAACGGCAATTTAAAAAAAGAGTTTCCATTTAAAACTAAATCAAACAATGTTATACACGATAAACATACTCTAATAATTGCAAAAAATCAAAATAATAATTTTAATACAATGCTACAACTACTTCAAATGAGAGGTAACATTACTTGGGAGGCTCCGCCTGTGCAACTTAATGATCCTATTGCTAATATGAAATTTGGCAGTGCATACGAAGGCAAACAAAACACATGGCATTTTTCATTTTTAGTTGAACAAACAGAAGTATATGGAGATCCACAAGATCCAACAGCAAATTTAATAACAGACTTTGATTTAGTACCCATATTAAATTTTTGTAAAGAAACAGCGACATTTCCTACATCAACTTTTATAACACAAAATCCTCAAACAATAAACACGTACTTTTCCTATGCCGGAGAAATTAATAAATAACAATGATTAAGGCACAAATAGGCAAACATAGGCAGTTAAGGCATGGCACAGGCAGAGTACTTGATACTAAAGAAACATCTAGAGGAAGTAAAAAGAGAATTGAAATATATGCCAACTGATTTGGAAAAAACAAACTTAGAAGCACACGTGGACTTATGTTCCGAAAGGTACAAAGGTTTACACGATAGACTATCAGCAATTGAAGTACGACTAGGTAGAATGAACGAAGACATAGTATCAGGGCAAAAATCTCACTCAAAAACAATTATAGCCACAGCAGGTACAGTAGTGGCAGGATTACTTTCAACAGTTATTGTTATCCTAATGAAAATGCCTGGTTAATCATAACTATTTTAAATTACCAAAATATATGTTTATACAAATAGCACCACACGTAAGAGTATTCCTTACCGACGTTCAATTACAATTTTTGAACAAATATAAAGACAAAGAATCATTTCGTAGCACAGATTTATTACCAGAAGAAGTTGAAGTAGCAAAAGTATTAGGAGACAAAAGTATTTTTGTTAGAAAAAAACTTGACATGGGGGTCCAATACGCTTTAAATAGACGTATTAGATTTGTGCAAGATGGCAAAAAAAGATAAACACAAACCGTTTAGTGAATTAGTAAAACAAATTGAGGCATATGGACTCAAGGATAAACTTGCGGACTTGGCAGTCAAAGAACAAGCAAAAAGACCATTCCGCCATTTACCCAAACAATTCTCTAAAGGTATCCTTATAGGCAACATAGCAATCGTCCCTAAAAAACATACAGGCACACGATACATATATGTTATTGCTGATATGATAGAAGCAAAGATATTACATGACGATATTAACCTTAAACAAACTGCAATTCTAGTAGCACACAACCTAGCAGAGGGCAATGATCCACCTAGTTCAGTACTCGAAAAGGATACACATTTTGCTTCACAACTGTTTAATATAACTAATTCTAAACGTATGATGAAAGAGGCTAGAAAACACAAGGACGACAATGCTGAAGAAGTATATCAGCAAAGATTAGAACACGCACACCATCTAGCGGATCAATACAAAGCGGAAATACAGCGAATTTTCCAGTCCACCTTTCGTTAAAAGTGAATAAATAAACATATGCAAAGCATAGAGCTAACAAAACCAGTAACTACAGAGTCTTTATTATCCGAGTTTGAAAGTAGATTTAATCAAACTATGGACTTAAACCGATTCACAGCAGAAGAACTTGAAGACGTAGCAAACAAAATTAGAACTAAAATTCACAATATTACACAAAACGAACATTTTGGTGAAGAACTAAGAAACCATGACTATCAAAAAAATCAAGCCATGCTTGATATTGTTAATCAAAGGATTAAAGAGTTTCAAGTTAGAAACGATCCAGAAACAATGAAAATGGCTGACAAAGTTAAAATGGCACCAGGTATGAAAGATGCTGAAAAGAAACAAATTATAGGTGCGTTAGTTTCAAAAGAAGATGTTAAAGAAGGTGTTGAGGAACAATCAGAATTAATATTAGCGGCTAAAGATATGATGGACAAAGTAACAGGCTATCTAGAAGATTTAGCAACTATGAAAACAGAAAGTATGTTAGAACTTGCAGACAGAATCAGAGATGAGATGGGTGCAGAAAAGGCAGATGCTTTTTTAAACAAAGTTAAACCTGCTATTGAACAAGCAGAGTCAACACTAGGTAATACAAGACAAGAACTTGACAATGGTGTTAGAGTATTAACAGGCGAAGAAGTTGCCGCAGAACCTATGGGTTCTGATGATACAATGAATACAGACGGAGACGAAGTTGGACTAGACGATTTAGAAGGTCCAGAAGCAGATGAGTTTGGTGCCGCGGATGCTGAAGCAGGTGGAACGGAACCAGAAGGCAGAGAACAAAGAGAGTCTAAAGAAGTATTCGAACAATCCAATAGAATATATTCCAAATTAGCAAGGAAGTAATTCCATGCGTTTCAACGAGTTTAAAAATAACAAAGATTTAGAGTCAGCATTAATGAATACATTAATGAATATGAAGGGCGATGCTGATGAAAAAAATACAAACAGCGAAATAAGTTTTGATGCTGTAAAAGGCATAATGACCAACACAGGTTATCCAGCATTCTCATATGATCTTTTTAAACAAATGCATGACAACAGTGATGCACTACAAAATATTGTAGGCGACTTTGATCAAGAAACTATTAAAATTAAAACTGAAAAAGACTTAGAAACAGATCCAGAAATGGATTTTGACAATCAAGGTTCTACAGATAAAGTTAAGCAGATGGCCAAGTCTGCAATGAATAGAAGAAAATAATTATTTTACTCCACAAGCATAAAAACAATTTTTAAGTCTTTCATCCGTACCTTTATTAATACCATTATCTAAAGATTTAAAAAACTCACCATTTAAAATATCTTCTAATGATGTTTTATTAAGATTAACAGAATCAAAATCTTTTATTAATCTTTTAGATTCGTGAATATCTAAGTCTCCTAACATACAACAAGGTTGTACATAACCATTAGCACGAATATAAATCTCATAATTATTATTTGAAGCCATATGGCATACTAATTTTTTTTGTAAATTGAATTGTTCCTCTTCATATACTTGTACTGATTTTATTCCATAATCAACTTTTTGAGACTCAGGCTTCTCAATACCATTCCATTCTTTAACATTAAGAGTTTCTCCTGTTATCCAATTAGATGATTTCCAACGATCAGAGTACTCTGATACAAACTGATTAAATCCTAATTCTTTTGATAGAGATTTAGCTTCTTTAAGTTGGTGTTCATTATGTTTAAATATTAAAAACTTCCATTCAGCTTTACCTCCAGCACTAATGAAAGCTCTAACATTTTCCATAACTTTATTCCAATCAATATTTCTTCTATACAAATGATTTGTATCTTCTAAACCATCTATACCAAACACAACTTCTACGCCTATAGATCCTAATGCTGACCAAAAGTCTGTGCTTCTTCCTCCACCATTAGAATGCATTTCTAACTTACAATCACTATTATTCAATTTAACATATTCATATATTTGAAAACACTCAGGATTCATTAATGGATCTCCGTAAGTGCCTATTGAATAAAACTTTTTTAATTGTTTAATTATTTTAACTGGAATCTTATTTTTAATTAAAGATAATGTTGTATGATTAGAATTTACTTTCTCCTTATTTAAACTACCATCCCATTTAAATCTTGAACACATAGGACAGGCCGCATTACAATAATCTGTAAGTTCTACATTTATAACATTTAAATTATCTATTGTTATATAACTCATACATTTACCTTACATGACGAATAGCAAGTTTGTAATCTACTCTCTCCTCCTGCTATACCTTTTTCTAATTCTCTAAAAAATTCTCCATTTAAAATTTCTTCTAACGTACTATCATTAAGATTTATTTTATGATAATCTTTAATAAGTTTTTTAGCTTCGTGTATTCTAGGATCTCCTAACATACAACAAGGACTTACATCTCCATTGCCATGTAAAAGAATTTCATGCTTACCGTAGCTACAAGACTGACACACAACCTTTTTATCAAATATATTACCTATATTTTCTTCCATAACATCTTGCCCAAACTGACTATTACCAACCTCTCCATAACGACCCACTTTGTCTGGTTGCTGAACTGGCTTTTCTAAATAGTACTCATCTACTTTTATCTTACTAGTATCTCTAAACTCTCCTGTTGGACTAAAGTCTACCCATCTTTCACTATATGCTGTGGCAAAAGATTCCATTCCTAATTTTTTAGATAAAGCCTTAGCCTCATCTAGTTGATGTTCATTGTGTTTGAATATTAAATATCTCCAATCTGCTTTGCCCCCAGCACTTATAAATTCTTCAACATTAGATATAAGTCTATCCCATTTTACATTTCTACGATATAAATGATTAGTATCTTGTAGTCCATCAATATTAAAAGTTACTTTTAATCCTTTTATTTTTGCAAGGTCTTTCCAAAAATCTGTATTCCTAGCACCTCCGTTAGTTGATATCCAAAGACCACAATCACTATTACGTCTAACCCAATCATATATTTGCACACATTCAGGATTCATTATAGCATCACCTACAATTCCATTTGAATAGAATACTTGTAATTGTGAAACAATCTTTTTACCAAGTTTCTCTTTAAGTAATTTTAAAGTTGTATGCTTGTTATTTGTTATTTCTTTTACTAAATTTAAATTCCAATCAAACCTTGAACACATTGGACAAGCCGCATTACAATAGTTTGTAAGCTCTGCATTTATTGTATTAAGATTATCAACTGTTATAAAACTCATAGTTCTTTTAACCATTCTGCAATCTGTGGATATACTTTAGTATAGTCTGTACCACGTCTGCGATCTAATTCTTTTAAATATATTTTAAATTGTTTTTGTCTTATTATACTTGGTTCTCTATTTTCAAACTCAGTTATGTTACCTTCCATAAATTTTTTATGATTTACTTTAACTGAATCTGGATATCCGTTGTGGTTTACTTCAAATAAATCAACAGCTTCTTGTAACCCTATATCGTTTATTTTTCTACCAAATATTCCTGGATACAAGTATGCTTTCGTGCCCATCTCGTATTGATTTGCTTTCATCATACTCCAATACACAGGTCTAACTTTTGACCAATTATTAATCATTTTAACCATTTCAGGCATACCCGGTACTGCCGTTACTGTTAATGCAGAGTTTATTCCTTGTAACGTTTCTGTTTCATTTAATACATATTCAAAGTTCTTTTGCAACAAAGGTAAATCTATTCCAGTACGCACATATTCTCCTGCAGGTCCCCAAGCATCACATGATGCAATAATCTGTAACTTATCTAATCTATCTTCTTTAACCATTTTATCTAATCTACCAATCCAATTTTTAAATCTATCGTGTTCTACATTGTGATTACTAAAAAAAGATAAAGTTAAATCTGGCAACTCTCTTTTCTCTAAAAATTCTATAAATCTAAATGTTTCTTTTTGCAAGAAAGGTTCTCCTCCTAATACAAAAACTTTATGTAATTTGTGTATATTATTTTCAAACCAAGCAAATAATCTATCAGTATCTCTTTCTATATTTGGATTTAAAGTAAATTCATTATGATCCATTACTACACCATCTTTGTAAAAAGGACCAAAACGTTTTTCTTCTTGATGTATTTGTGAACTGTAATGTGCCGCACAATATATACATTTCTGATTACAAGTATTCCCCCAATACACTTCTAATTGTCTTGGTGTAACATCTACTGCTTCTAAATTATTATCTAATTCAGGTGGAGCAGTTGTACCTTCCATGTGTAAATGTACTTGCCTATCTGATGTTCCGCCAGCTTCTTCAATGTGTTTACAATGTTCACATCCAAAGCCTGGCCATTCACCACGTAACATTTTACGTCTTGCTTCAAGTTTGGCTGGTATATTATGAAAATTTAATTCACCATTTCTCATTTCATATGGATCACCGTTAACCCTATGACAACTTGCTGAAATTCCGTCCGTAAGGTAAATTGTAGAATGGGTCCATTTTAATTGACATGGTAACCCTTCTTTAATAGGAAACGGCTTTGGTGGTTGCTTTGATATACCCATTTGTATATAATTATACATATGCAAAACACGTATAGTAGAAAGGATCCCCTAAAAACGTATTGTAGATACGCATGGCAACATCAACATATTCATATGTCGGGTAGTTTTAGACTATGTTGTATTACCAAAGATAACATCTTAAATGACAACGGCAATCGATTTAATGTAAATCATGATTCACTTGAAACGGTGTGGAATAGTAATCACATGAACGAAGTAAGACGTAAAATGCTAAACGGAGAACCTCTTAAAGAATGTACTAGGTGTTATGAACATGAAGATCGTGGATTTAAATCATTTCGTATTCAAGAGGATATGGAAAAATATAGTAAACTTACAAAATCTGATGGGTCAATAAAATTAATGCCATCAACAATGGAATTACACTATGGGAATACTTGTAATTTAAAATGTAAAATGTGTGGACAAAACTATTCAAACCAAATAGGCAAAGAACTTTTAGAAATTGGAAAGACAGACAAAGACTTTTTAAGTTGGGTTTACAAACAAAGTGGTAACGTAAATATCTGGACTAATAATTTATCAGTAGAATATAAATGGTTTAAAAACAACAAAACTAAAAATAAACTAATGCAATATATTAGTGACCACATACAAAGACTTACTGTAATTGGTGGTGAGCCAACTATCATTCCTGAATTTTATGAACTACTTGATTATTGCAATAAACAAAATACACTAAAAGATAAAACAATTATACTTACAACAAACCTTACAAATGTTAATCCTAAAATGACAAACTGGTTATCAAAATTAAAAAGCTGGACTGTTTTTGCAAGTATTGATGGATTAAACGAACGAACAGAATATATTCGCTTTCCAAGTAATTTTAATAAAGTTATTGAAAACTTAAATTTTTATACAAATCTTGCTAAAGAACATAACAACGGACAAATTATCTTTAGTCCTGCTATACAACTGCTTAATATTGATCAACTAGACGATATGATAAAATGGTTTATAGACTTTGCTAACGGTGACTTTGCTGGTGACAATGGTAGAGACTTATTTGACATTTCATGGTTATGTCAAGTTTGGTATCCTACAATATGTAACTATGACATAGCACCTACTGATTATAAAAATTATGTAGCAGATAAGTTATCAAAATCAATTAATAGTTTTAAAAAGTATAAACAAATTATAGGTTTCTATGAAAACCAAATAAAAAATTTAAAAGCAGATCCTATGTCTGAAGAAGAAAAAAACAATTTCCAATCTAGTTTTATAAGATACAACGACACACAAGACAAACATCGAGGCAAAACAACTTGGAGACAGTTGTTACCATATCTAGAAGAAACATTGACAAAAACAGCTAGGTAATTTATAATATACTAATGAAATTTTCTGAGGACGTTTTAAAAAATAAAGGTATTCCGTATGTACAAAAATATCCATATGGCGAATTCTCTAAAACTGCTAAAAATGGTAAAAGGCACTATGAAACTCCAGATGGAAGAACAGTACCTTCTGTGACCACAGTGTTATCTGCTACTAAAGACATGACACAATTACACGCATGGCGAAAAAGAGTTGGTGAACAAAAAGCCGCACAAATTACGCAAGAGTCTGCAAACATTGGAACAGTGATGCATGGCTCTTTAGAAAAACACGTAAAAGGTATTGAGAGAAAACCTGGATCAAATCTTATACATCAAAAAGCACACGCAATGGCTAACGTAATAATTGACAATGGATTAAATGACGTTAGTGAAGTATGGGGATCTGAAGTTTCATTATACTATCCAGAACTATATGCAGGAACAACTGACTTGGTTGGTGTATACAAAGGTGCACCGGCTATAATGGATTTTAAACAAGCTCGTAAATTAAAGAAAAAAGAATGGGTTGAAGATTACTATCTGCAATTAGTTGCATATTCTGAAGCACATAATAAACAGTATGACACGCAAATAAAATCAGGTAGGGTGTTTATATGTACACAAAATAATCAATTCCAAACATTTGAAATAGACAACTACGATCACTGGGTAGGACAATGGTATTCTAAACTAGAAGAATACTACAAAAAAATACTCAATTAAATATATTAATGCAACCAGCAAAATTTTGTAAAGCACCATTTAAAAGTTTGGTAATAGATACTGATGGATCATTATTACCATGTTGTGAATTTATGTCACACGAGACTAATATATCAAAATACAAAATTCACGAGTTTAAAAAATACTGGAAAGACACTACTCTTAAACAACAAATGATAAATGGTGAAGTTAATAAAGGATGTGTCTATTGTATAAGCAAAGAAAACAATCCTGGATTAAGTGGATTAAGAATAAGAAATAATCAATTATTTAAAGAATCATATGAAACATTAAAAGATAATAATGATCACGATATAGGACATTTAGAATTAAGATTAGGTAATTTTTGTAACTTAAAATGTACTATGTGTGGACCATATGCTAGTAGCACTTGGTCTGCAGAAGCAAATAAAAATGAAGAAAAATTTAAAGAATATAATATAAAATATTTAAAAACTGAAACATGGTACGAAGATGAAAAAAATAGAGAATTAATTTTTAGTATTTTAAAAAAATGTATATCAGTAAACTTTGGCGGTGGAGAACCTTTTATGAATCCCCATATTAATGATTTTTTAAATGCTATAAATTTAGATACAAAAGTTGACATAGTTACTAATGGTACAAAGCTACCTGATAGCACTCTCGATATTCTACAAAAATTTAAAAATATGAACATCTATCTTAGTGTTGACGGGATAGGTCCTCATAACAATTATATTAGAAGTGGTAGTAAGTGGGAAGACATAGAAAAAAATATAAAAAGATATAAAGAACGCAACATAAAGGTAGAATTATATTATATATTACAACACACATCACTTTTTACATTTCAACCTTTATATGAATATTGCAATACAAACAATTTAAAATTACAAATTGGAGAAATTTATAAAGGATCTGTAGATGGGTCTGGACATTTAACTTTAAATAGTGCTCATGAAAATGACGTATTATCCTTTACAAAATGGCTAACAACAATTAATTCTCCTAGTAAAATAGCAGTAGAAAACTGGCTACAAAACTATAAATTTAACACAAAACTACATGAACGGTTTAAACACTACTTTACAATGCTAGACTCAATAAGAGGCACAAATTTTGTTAAAACGTTCAATCCGTCCTGGACATAAATAACAATAATATGCCGATAGTACAGATATCAAGAATACAACACAGACGGGGAAAAGCAACCGATCTACCGCAATTAGCGGCAGGAGAAATAGGTTGGTCTATTGAC